TGACATTGCCAGCGATTAACACATCAGCTAACTCTGTCACATCCGGCCCCGGTCAAGACCCAAGCACAGTTAACAACGAAGGTGTTGTTTACACGATCTGGGTTCCTACTACCATCTCTACAAGCTCGTTAAAGATCGGTACTAACGGCACTGATAAATACATTGGCACAATCGTTATGAACGACACCGATTCAGACGGAGCCACTTTGGTTGGTTTTTCAGCCGCCGCCGCTAACGACTTTATCAATTTAAACGGCACGACCACTGGTGGTGTTGCTGGCTCATGGGTGCAGATTTTTGCAATCGCGGCTAACAAATACATGGTTACTGGCACGGTGCTTGGTACAGGTACTGTTGCCACACCATTTGCTAACTCCTAATCAACTCAAGGGGCTTCGGCCCCGTTTTTAAAGGAGATTGATTATGATGCAAACAGACGTTAAACAAGGGCATTTAAACCAAAGTGGTTTTTTTGTTCTTGGACGAAATCGTGTTAAAGGCATTTCGTTTTTTGGTACTGGCACGGATGGCACTGTAGTGTTGTTTGATACAGCTTCTGTCCCAGTGACTTCTAGCGTTACCTACGCTCGTTCTGGTACAACTGTAACGGTAACAAAAACTGCTCACGGCCTGTCTACGGGCAATGTTGTTGGTATTCACTTTGACAGCAATACAAGTCAGTCAGCAACAGACGGCAACTATGTTATCACTGTTGCTTCGTCAAGCACATTTACGCTAACAGACATTAACACTGGCACTATCACTTCTACTGCGGCTTCGTATGTAAGTGGCGGTGGTCGTTGGTTGATGACTTACGAAATAGACAGTACTGATACCTTTAGTAATGCACCCATTATTCCGGGCGAAGGAGTATTGGCTACTCAAGGCATTTATGCACTGATGACCAATATTGATTCAACGCAGATCTACTATGGCTGAAACAAGACAGGCAACCCTGACGGGACGTAAGCTGTTCATAGGCATTCCAGCCTATGACGGCAAGCTAAACATTAAGACAGCTTTTGCTCTAGCGCAGTTAATGCCCAAAGCAATGAGCCTTGGTGTGTCCGTCACGTTGTCTGATCTTTCCAACTGCTCCATCATTACGATGGCACGAAATGCGTTGGTACATGAATTCTTAAAGACAGACTGCACAGAGCTTCTGTTTATTGATGCTGATGTCATTGTTACGCCAGACGACATCATGCGCTTGATGGCGCAGAGTGGTGGCATGGATATAACTGCTGGTGCATACCCACGCAGAGCCAAAGACGCTAAGTTCTTTGCTGATGTTTACTACGATGAAAATGGCGACCTAGAGTTTAAAGGCTCATTGATGCGTTTGAAACGTGCGCCTACAGGGTTTATGTTGATCCAGCGCCATGTCATTGAGCAATTGATATTTGCACATCCAGAGTGGATTTACGAAAAATGCCCCGGTGAGCAAATGGCCGCTGTTTTTGATTTTGCCATTCGTGATGGCAAGTATGTTGGTGAAGACTATTTGTTCTGTGACCGTGCCACCGAAATGGGATTCACGGTTTACATTGATGTAGACATTAGTCTTCCGCACGTAGGTCAAGAAACGTTTGAGCGTAACTTCCGTGAAGAGGTTGTCGTTCCTATGTTAGAGAATATCTATCACTCCAAACTGAAAGTCGTAAATGGCTAAGACACCAGCATGGCAGAGGAAAGAAGGCAAATCGGAGAAGGGTGGCTTGAATGCGAAAGGCCGCGCCTCAGCGAAAGCGCAAGGTATGAATTTGAAAGCGCCCCAGCCCGAAGGCGGCTCCCGGCGCGACTCTTTCTGTGCGAGGATGGGCGGCATGAAGAAGAAGCTAACCAGCGCAAAGACCGCCAACGACCCAAACTCACGCATAAATAAAGCTCTTAGAGCTTGGAACTGTTAAATGGACTACCATGTTCTTTGGTCAGCAGCTTTATCCGTCATTCTTGGCGTGGCGGGATTTATCCTGCGTGAGAAGTTTGCTGAACTCAAAGAAGTAGCTTCTGAGCTACGACGTGTTGAGCGGTTACTCAACATAACACGAGAGGAGAACCATCGTGATTTCATTACTAAAGCAGAAGTTCAAAGAATTTCTGACCACATTGACCAGCGCTTTAACAGGCTTGAAGAAAAGATTGACCAGCTTATTCGGCAGAAAGGATAATGATGCCGAGCACAAGTAAGAAGCAACACAATTTCATGGCCGCGATAGCACATTCGCCATCGTTTGCTAAGAAAGTAGGAGTGCCCATGTCAGTGGGCAAAGACTTTGTAACTGCCGATAAAGGCAAGAAATTTTCTAAAGGTGGAACTATGGCTAAGAGCGACATGAAAGAAGACATGAAGGCTGATCTGAAACAAGATAAAGCCATGATGCAAAAAGCAGTCAATAAGCACGAAGGTCGTTTGCACAAAGGCGCATCTATGACCAAACTGGCTAAAGGCGGCATGGCTCCATCTAAGATGGGCGCAGTCAAAGTTGGTAAAAATCCTGATGGTATTGCTGAAAAAGGCAAAACCAAAGGAACAATGATTGCCATGAAACGTGGCGGAAAGTGCTAAGGAGTAATCATGGCTAAATACAAAAATCTTACTGAAGTGTATGGTGATGGATATATGTTAGATCCTGAATATTCAGACAAACCATTTAAACCAGATATGGGCGTTGGTGCTTCAGAGTATGTTGGCCCAAATCCTTCAAAAGCTGGTGCTGGTCGTGGCAAACAAGGTGGCCCCACAGCTAAAGAACTTAAAAAGTATGAAGACAAATTAAACGCTAATATTTTTACTGAAGGTAAACGTATGCCTCCATCACCTCGTGAGATGGCATCTGGCGGTAAAATTTCTTCTGCGTCTAAACGTGCTGACGGTTGCGCTACTAAAGGCAAGACCAAAGGCACCATGATTACCATGAAAGGCGGCGGTTACGCCTGCTAAATTATGATGGCAAGTCGTGGAATGGGAGCCGTTCTCCCAAGCAAAATGCCAAACGGAAAGCGTAAAGCTCGCCGTGATGACACCGACTTTACTCAGTACGCTGAAGGCGGGCCTGTTGGCTTGTATGCCAACATTAACGCCAAACGTAAGCGTATAGCCGCTGGCTCCAAGGAAAAAATGCGTAAGCCCGGAGCCAAAGGTGCGCCTACGGCACAGGCTTTTATTGAGTCTGCAAAGACAGCGCAGAAATGATAAAAGATTTCTAGGATACAAATGACCACTACCGGCTCAACCCTTTTTAATATGGACTTCACGGAGATTGCCGAGGAAGCTTGGGAGAGGGCTGGTCGTGAAATGCGGTCTGGCTACGACCTTAAAACTGCTCGCCGATCAATGAATCTAATGACTATTGAGTGGCAGAGTAAGGGTATAAATATGTGGACTATGGAGCAGGGGATCATTAATTTGACCCCCGGCTTAGCTACTTACGCACTGCCTACAGATACCATTGATTTGTTAGAACATGTAATTAGAACTGGTTCTAATACATCATCTACCCAAGCTGACTTGACTATTACACGTATTAGTGTTTCTACTTATGCGACCATACCAAACAAGTTACAACAGGCGAGACCGATTCAAGTATGGATCCAGCGGTTATCTGGTGAGACAAATCCTACAAACGCTGTACTCGTTGGTGCTCTTACCTCTACAGACACTACGATCACGCTTAGCACGGTGGTTGGGTTAGCCGGATCAGGCTTTATCCGCTTGGGTACAGAAGATATTTACTACACCTACGTATCAGGGAATACCCTTGGTGGTGTATTTCGTGGACAGAATAACACTACAGCCGCTTCTCAGGCAGATGGTACTGCGGTGTTTGTGCCTCAGTTACCCGCTGTGACTGTCTGGCCTACGCCGGATAACAGCACAACGTACCAGTTTGTTTACTGGCGTTTGCGTAGAGTTCAGGACGCTGGTGCTGGTGTTGAGACAGCCGACATGAACTTCCGGTTTTTGCCATGCCTTGTAGCTGGTTTGGCGTACCACATTGCTATTAAAGTACCTGAATTAATGCCTCGTATTCAGATGCTTAAACAGATTTACGACGAAACCTTTGAGATTGCCGCAGGTGAAGACCGCGAAAAAGCAGCCATTAGGTTTGTTCCTCGTCAGATGTTTATTGGTAGCACGTAATGGGAAATAGGTTTGCATCCGGCAAGATAGCGATTGCTGAATGTGATCGCTGTGGCCAGCAGTATCAATTGAAAACGCTTAAGACTGAGATCATTAAGCAGCGTAAATATCAGTTGTTAGTCTGTGCTGAATGTTGGGATCCGGATCAGCCTCAGTTGATGTTAGGTACATTTCCTGTGGATGATCCACAAGCTTTGCGTAATCCTCGTAAAGATACAACGTATGTTACTTCAGGCGTTAATTCGGCTGGTAATTTGTCGGGTGGTTCAAGGGATATTCAATGGGGCTGGTATCCAGTTGGTGGAGCTAGTAATTTTGATTCAGGATTGACACCAAATTACTTGGTGGCAACGACATTTGTTGGTACAGTTACAGTATCTTAAGGAGATTAAAATGGCATACACACGATCAGCAGACGGCATTGCTAAAAAAGGTAAAACCGTAGGCAAAAATTTAGGTGACAGCGGCCCTATTGCTGGCATGATGGGCGGCGGAAAAGGCAAAGGTAAAGGTAAAACCAATGCCGATATGTTGTCTATGGGTCGCAACTTGGCAAAGATTGCCAATCAGAAACGAGGTTAATCATGGTTACACAAGTTAAACCAACTACAAAAAACAGTCCTAAGATTGTTACAGGTACAAGCAAAGGTAAAGAAAATAAACCTGCTAGTGCTTATGTAGATCGTGCTAAGGAAGGCTTGGCTCAATTAGCTTCTCGTCCTGACCAAAGTGATGCAGCTACAGTCAATATGTCTGTAGGTAACATTACTCGTCGTCCACAGCCGGCGGCTAAAACGTCTGGTATCAAAGTTCGCGGTACAGGTGCAGCTACCAAAGGTTTAATGGCACGAGGCCCAATGGCTTAAATTATGACAATGACATACGCCCAACTTGTAGCTGCGGTAACTGATTACACGCAGAACACGTTTGACACGACCACGATCAATGTAATGATCCAGCAGGCGGAGCAACGCATCTATAACACGGTGCAGATTGCTAACTTGCGAAAAAACGTGACGGGCGTATTAACAAACGGCAATAAGTACTTGGCCTGTCCAAATGATTTTTTATCAACGTACAGCCTTGCTGTTTACCCGTTTAACTCTACAACTGCTACGGGAACGTTCGGTCAAAAGACAATTGTTGTTGCAAGTACAACTGGTATTGCTGTGGGTCAACAGGTAACTGGGACTAACATTGGTACAAATGCATTGGTTAGAAGTATTGCCAGCACAACAATTACCTTGACGGTGGCTAACAGCGGTACAGTAAACGGTGCTGTTGTGTTCCAAGGTGATTATCTGTACCTGTTAAACAAAGATGTTAATTTCATACGTGAAGCGTATCCATTTAGTTCGGTGGTATCTGAGCCTAAACACTACGCTATCTTTGGCCCGCAGTCGGCTAACGTCAACGAGTTGTCGTTCATTCTTGGCCCCACGCCTGATGCTAACTACTATGCAGAACTGCATTACTACTACTATCCAGAGTCTATTGTGGTTACAGGCACTACATGGCTAGGTGATAACTTTGACTCTGCATTGCTGTATGGCACTCTGTGTGAAGCAGGTGTTTACATGAAGAGCGCACCGGAAGACGGCATGTATAAGACGTACCAAGAACGGTACGTTCAAGCTATTGCACTTCTCAAGAACTTGGGTGATGGTAAGCAACGTGCAGACGCTTATCGTGATGGTCAATACAGGGTTGCAGTAACATGAGTATTCTCCAAACCCAGACAACCAGTTTTAAGACGGAGCTTTATACAGGCGTTCATAACCTATCTACCAATACGTTAAAGATCGCCCTGTACACGGCTAATGCTAATTTAAACGAAGCTACTACTGTGTACAGTGCAACCAATGAAGTTACTGGGACTGGATACGTGGCTGGCGGCGTAACGCTTACGGGCGTAACCATTAGCTCGTCTGGATATACGGCTTTTGTAGACTTTGCTGATGTGGTCTTTGGCGCATCGGTTACGGCTCGTTGTGCTTTGATCTATAACGTTACTCAGGGTAACAAATCCATTGCTGTGTTGGACTTTGGGTCTGACAAAACATCTACCAATTTCACCATCACAATGCCTGCTAACACAGCGACGGCAGCATTGATCCGTTCTTCTAATTAAGGAGCCTCACATGAGCTTAGACAAAATGACCGCAACAGACAAAGTGGAAGCGATCACTAAATACAACACCATGCCTGAAGACACAATGTCTATTCACGGCTCTTATCATGCTGTTTGCTACAGCGCAGATGGTTTTATCAAGTGGGAAGATGAGATTGAAAACTTGGTCACTACAGTGGGCAAGAACTTTACACTAGATACAACTCTGGGTAACGTAGCTGGCGGTGCAGTCGTAATGGGTCTGAAGGGTACAGGAACGGCAGTTGTAGCCGACACGCAAGCCTCTCACGCAAGTTGGTTAGAGGTTGGCCTAGCCAATGCCCCAACTTACTCAGGAAACCGTCCTACGCCGTCTTTTAGCGCGGCGGCGGCTGGTAGCAAGGCAACGTCTTCTGCGGTGTCATTTTCCATGACCAGCACAGGAACGGTGGCTGGTTGCTTCATCAACATTGGCGGTAGCTCTACAAAAGACAACACAACGGGAACTTTGTTCTCCGCTGGTGACTTTTCTAGTTCTAAGTCTGTGATTAACGGTGACACAATCGCTGTTACGTACACTGCTACATTGACATAAGATGGCAACCGGATGGGGTGATCTTGCTTGGGATGATGGCTACTGGGGTGGCGCGGATGTCTACGCCGACAGTGTTACAGAATCCATGGCAATTACCTCGGTTGAGGCGGCAACGGCTACATTTCCTGACTCTGTTACAGAGACAGCGGCTACATCTACAACTGAAACGGTGGCGGCAACATTCGCCAAGTCCATAACCGAGACTGTAGCAACTTCCACAACGGAAGCTGTAGCGGCCACATTTGCCAGAGATATCACGGAAACTGCGGCCATTACTGAAGTTAATGCGGCCATTACGTCATACAACGCATCGGTTGCAGATACTGTAGCTACAAGCACAGTTGAGTCAGCTACTGCTACCTTCCCAGCATCAGTGACAGAAACCGCTAGTATTGTGACGGTTGAAGAGGCTGTAGCCACGTTCCTTGAGAATGTTTCTGATTCTATTGCCATAGCAGAGGTAGCTCTTGCTACCTTAATTATGACCATCACAGAAACGATGGCGGCAACAGACAGCACTACAGTTGGTACGTATTACACAGAATTTTTGGCAGAGTCCGCAGTTATTTCAGATAACCCGCAGGCGGCAACAGGCTACGGTGTGAGCAGAGCAGAGACAATGGCTATCACATCCACAGAATCAGGGCGTAATTTGTGGGAAGTCATTAATGACACGCAGGGCGTAACATGGCAAAATATCAGCAATCCGCAAACTCCGGTTTGGACTGATGTGAATAACACCGAAACACCTAATTGGACAGCAATTTCTACTTAGTAGGAGCAATAGATGGCAAATACATCCCTAATCGGCTTAACCCTTCCAGTCACGGGCACACTGTCCGGGCAATGGGGCGGCACTGTTAACAACGCTATTTCTGAGATTATTGACGTTGCCGTAGCTGGTACACAGTCGTTTACAACTGATGCAGACGTTAGTTTGACTCTTACCACAGGTACATACGCAAGTACAGGTCTAACATCCACAAGTTCTCAGTATGCGGTTCTCCTGTGTACAGGCGCACGTACAGCACTTCGTTTCATTAATACTCCCAAGCAGAGTAAAACCTACGTTGTTATTAACGATACTACCGGAGGCTTCTCGGTAACAGTGCGTGGTGGCCCTACAGCCCCTACAACGGGTGTTACGGTAGCTGCTGGGACACGGGCAATCATTGCTTGGAACGGTTCTGACTTCGTTAATGTAGGCGGTGGTTCTGCGGGAGGTTCTAACACGCAGGTTCAGTTCAACAGTTCTGGTTCATTTGGTGGTTCTGCTAACTTGACATGGAACGGCACAACGCTTACATCCACAGGATTTGGTGGCCCTATTAATGGTACTGTAGGTGCAACCACTCCAGCGTCTGGTGCGTTTACAACGCTATCTGCCACGACTGCAATTCCGGTTACATCTGGTGGTACAGGCATAGCCACTACAACGGCTTATAGCGTTGTATTTTCAGGCACTACAGCTACTGGCGCATTTCAAGCCACGGCTGGCCCCGGTACGGCAACACACGTTCTGACAAGTAATGGCGCAGGAGCGTTACCTACTTTCCAAGCACCTGCGGCTTCTGGCGTAACCCAAGCCAAGGCCACAATGATAAACTTCATCTTCAGTATCTAAGGAACCATCATGGCAAATCCTAACCTTCTTGCCGCGACCACAGCTTCGGGCACAACAACGTACTACACACCGGGCGGTACATCTGCGGTTGTTCTATTACCTAATGCCGCATCTAGCGGTCAGGTCTTTAAGATCAATCAGATTGTTTGCGCTAACGTAAACGGCTCATCTGCTGTAAACGCTACCGTGTCTATCTATACCAACGGCGCAGTGGCTCAGGGCGGTTCTCCATCGGGCGGTACAGCTTACCCAATTATCTCTACGATCTCAGTACCAGCCAGTGCTTCTGTAATCGCCGTAGATAAGACAACTGCCGTGTACTTGATGGAAGGCTCATCCATCACAATCACTTCTGGCACGGCAAGCGGTATTACTTACAGCATTAGCTACGAAGTTATCTCTTAAGCGAGGAACAGTATGTCTATAAGACAAATGTTTCCGGGGAGTATTGTTAAGCCGGGTTTCAACCCGCTGGTTGCACCTACGCCTACCCTTTTGTATAACTTGTTTGGTTGGGGTGCAAATAGTAGCGGCTCTATAGGTATTGGTAATACAACTAACTATTCAAGCCCTAAGCAAGTTGGATCAAATGTTGGTTGGACAAAAGTTGAATCAACTGCTGTTGGTAGTTCTTACGCAATATACTCCGATGGCTCATTGTGGGCTTGGGGGTATAACGATAGTGGCCAACTTGGTTTAGGAAATAGAACTAATTATTCATCACCTAAACAGATTGGTGCTTTGACTAATTGGTCTGCAATTTCTGGTGGTACTCTTAGTTATGCACTAGCAATTAAAACTGATGGCACAATTTGGTCATGGGGAAGAAATAGCTACGGTCAATTAGGTCTTGGAAATACAACAAATTATTCAAGTCCAAAACAAATTGGGTCATTAACTAATTGGGCAAAAGTTGCTTGCGGTCAAGGGCACACTGTTGCAGTCAAAACTGACGGAACTTTGTGGGCTTGGGGGTATAACTTAAGTGCTTACGGAGCGCCTTATGGCGGTCAATTAGGCGTTGGTAATTTAACTTATTACTCATCTCCCAAACAAGTTGGCGCTTTAACTGCTTGGTTAAATGTTTCTTGTGCCGCTTATTCCACTCTTGCAGTAAAAACAGATGGCACTCTGTGGTCATGGGGAATGAATAGTAACGGCCCATATGGAGGACTTGGACTTCTTGGGCTTGGAAATAATACAAGTTACAACTCTCCCAAGCAGGTTGGCTCTCTTACAGATTGGTCTTCAACAGAAAACGGTGTTTACAATTCGTTTGGTATCAAGATTAACGGCACTATCTGGTCATGGGGCGAAGGTTATTTGGGGTCATTAGGACTTAACAACAGAACTTATTATTCTTCACCTAAACAGATTGGCGCTTTAACAAGCTGGGGCAAAATTATTGCTGGTGGCAGATCAACTTCGGCAATTAGTACAAATGGAAGTTTGTGGATGTGGGGTGATAATGGTGTTGGTCAATTAGGTTTGGGTAATGTCACGCCATATTCCAGCCCAAAACAAGTTGGCTCACTTACCACATGGTTGTCAACTGCTGTTGGTGGTTCTACGACAATTGCACTAGGATAAGAAATGGCAACAACAGTTTATCCCTATGTTCAATACTCAGGCATCTGGACAATGCAACAGGTGAATGCCGCTATTGCGGCTGGGACTTGGCCTACACCGCCGGGGCCTCGTTTATTTTCATGGGGTGAAAATAGTGTAGGTGCGCTTGGTTTAGGTAATACAACATTATATTCTTCTCCTAAGCAAGTTGGCTCTTTAACAGATTGGTTACAAATAAGTGCTGGTGGTTATAGAAATACATCTGCTGGAGTTAAAACGGACGGAACCTTATGGACTTGGGGATACAACGGAGAGGGGCAACTAGGTTTAGGCAATAGAACTAATTATTCAAGTCCTAAACAAGTTGGTGCTTTAACAGGTTGGGTACAAGTCTCTAGTGGTAGATTTGGAAATACTGCCGCAATTAAAAGTAATGGAACATTGTGGTTAATGGGCGCTGGCGCTTATGGTCAATTGGGTTTAGGAAATACAACCAGCTATTCCAGTCCAAAACAAGTTGGTGCTTTGACAAATTGGGCAACTGCTGTTTGTGCTAATGGTGGTGTTAGAGCCTTAAAAACAGACGGAACTATTTGGGCATGGGGGTATAACCCTGCTGGGCAAGTTGGAGATGGTACATCAATAACCCGATCATCTCCAGTACAGATTGGTTCATCAACCAATTGGGCGCAAATCAATGGCGTTGGTAATTTTACAATGGCTATTACAACAAGTGGAGCTTTGTACGCATGGGGATCTAATTCATTTGGACAACTTGGAACAGGTAATACAACATATAGATCAAGTCCAGTTCAAGTTGGTTCATTAACTAATTGGGCTTATGTTGCTCCACAAATGTATAGCGCAGTTGCGTTAAAAACCGATGGTACTTTGTGGGCTTGGGGAGATAATTCATATGGTCAATTAGGATTGGGGAATACAACACCCTATTCTTCTCCAAAACAAGTTGGGTCGTTAACTACATGGTTAAAAATTGCTGGTACGTATCGAAGTACTTATGCCATCACAACATCTGGAGCATTGTACGCTTGGGGGGATAGTCAATATGGACAACTAGGTCTTGGGAATAGAACTTATTACTCATCACCTAAACAAGTTGGATCACTCACAACATGGACTACATTAAGCACATATGGTGGTAATGCAAACAACATTTTGGCAATAGCAACAGCATGAACAAAACACTGCACTTCCTCTCTGGCATTCCTCGTTCTGGCTCAACAGTCCTTGCGGCTATCTTGAATCAGAACCCAATGACTCATGTATCCACCACATCTGGGCTTGTCCACGCTCTTGATGGCTTGGCTAATACATGGCACTCAGCGGGTTTATTAAACGACAACGATCCCACCAGAGAGAAACTTGCACAGACCATGCGTGGGTGCATTGATGCGTTCTACGCTGATACAGACAAGCCTGTCATCATTGACAAGTCCCGTGGCTGGCCTATCCCCCAGATCATGGGTGCTATGTCCCAAGTGATTGGTCGCCCATGTAAGGTGATCGCTACAGTGCGTCCAGTTCCAGACTGCATGGCTTCATTTGTCCGTGTGGCAAAGCCTGCTGATCTGGATGAGTTCATGTACTCAGGACAGTTAGCTGACCACCTGAAGGCCGCTTACCTGTCATTGGAAGCAGGCTACGCCGCCATGCCAGAGAACTTCCTAATGGTTGAATACGACAAGCTGTTGGCTGATCCCCGCGCAGAACTTGCCCGTATCCATGAGTTCTTGGAACTTCCTGCATACGACTACGACTTCTCCAACATTGACGGCTCGTCAGTTAAAGAAGACGATGAGAACCTGCACGGCTACGCTGGTATGCACGATGTCAAACCAGTCTTGGCCAAGCAGCATAACGACAAATCCAAAGACCTTTTAAAGCACCACTACAACCAGTTCTGCCAGCCAGAGTTTTGGAGTGGTAATTCACGCACTATGCCTGAGTTGGATGATCTTGATCTACAGGTAGCCGCAGGCAAGATGGGTGACTTTGCTGAAGGCTGGAGACTGTCTGAGAAGCTCCACGCAGAGCGTCCTAACGACCACCGTGCGGCTTATAACCGTTCATGGTATCTACTCAAGCAAGGTCAGATTGGCGAAGGCTACAAGCAGATGGATCGCGGTCGTTACTGCGGGATCATTGGTGAGCGCCGCCCAGAAACACCAGCCCCTGAATGGGACGGTAAGACCAAAGGGACTATCCTCTTGTACTGCGACCACGGCTTGGGAGATCAAATTCACCAAGTGCGCTATGCCCGTGACCTAGTGGCTAGGGGTAATAAGGTAGTAGTCTGCTGTTCTGGACAACTGGCTGGTTTGTTCTCAGGCATTGAGGGCGTATCTGCTGTGGTTCAGGTTGGTGCTGAGTTTGGCGTGTTCCATGACTTCTGGTGCTATGGCATGACAGCCCCTAACTACCTTGGTTATGAGATGTCAGACTTGCGGGGCGATTCCTATATTGCTAAGCCTACAACCATCAAAGGCCGCAAGAAGCGCATCGGCATCCGCTGGCAGGGCAACAGTAAATTTGAGGACGATCACAATAAGCGGTTCCCCTATGAGTTGCTGTTTAAAGCCATCAAAGACGCAGACGCAGAGTTCATTTCTTTACAGCGTGATGAGGGTGCAGATGCTTGCCCAACATGGGTAAAACAAGTACCATTATCTTCGTGGGCAGACACCCAAGCGGCGATAGCTAGTTGTGATCTGGTGATCTCTTCTTGCACATCGGTCAGCCATTTGGCGGCGGCTATGGGTGTTGAGACATGGGTAGTGATTCCAGTGATGGGCTACTACTTGTATGCACTTGATGGCGACAAAACACCTTATTACGACACCATGACTTTATTCAGGCAAGAAGTATTTGGCGAGTGGGAAGCTCCTTTTGAGAAGATCAAGGAGCGTTTAAACGCTAACCGTGCCGCATTGAGGAGCGTAGCGTGAGCTTTAGATACGCCGCTGGGATAAACAAGCCGGGCTTTAATCCTCTGGCGGCTCAGACAAGCACGACTTTGTACAATTTATATGGCTGGGGCGCAAATGCCGAGGGACAGCTTGGAGTGGGTAACACCGCCTCTTATTCATCTCCAAAACAAGTTGGGTCGTTAACCAATTGGCAAAATATTGCTGGCGCGGGTGTTAGTACTATATCTACCAAAACAGACGGAACAATTTGGGCGTGGGGAAATAATTTTTATGGTACGCTTGGCTTAGGAAATACAACAGCTTATTCCTCTCCCAAACAAATTGGTGCTTTAACAACTTGGCTTAACATAGCTAGCGGAGGTTACTTTGCATTGGCTGTTAAAACTGACGGTACTTTATGGTCTTGGGGCCGAAACAACCGAGGTCAGTTAGGTTTAGGAAACATAACAAATTATTCTTCCCCTATGCAAGTTGGCGCTTTGACCGCATGGTCTAAGGTTTCTTGTGGGCAAGAATTTTGTCTATCCATCAAAACAGACGGAACTTTATGGTCTTGGGGTCGAAACAACAGCGGCCAGCTAGGTTTAGGAAACAGAACATCATACTCAAGCCCCAAACAAATTGGTTCTTTAACAAATTGGCTTAATGTAGCTGGTGGATATTTGTATACTGCCGCCGTTAAAACTGATGGCACTTTGTGGACATGGGGCACTAACGGCCAAGGTCAGTTGGGTTTAAACAGCGCTTATTCATATTCCTCACCTAAACAAGTGGGCTCACTTACCACATGGCTTAATGTTTTTGTTAAAAATAACTCTACATTTGCGATCAAAACAGACGGAACTCTTTGGGCATGGGGCAGAAATGATATTGGTCAATTAGGTTTAGGTAATCTTGCAAGCCAATCAAGTCCCGTGCAGGTAGGCTTACTTACTAATTGGTCAAAAGTTGCCCCCAGTGAAAACAGCGCTATAGCCACCAAGACCGATGGAACTATTTGGTCTTGGGGCCAGAATAGTAATGGTGAACTTGGCCTTGGTAACTTAACAGATTATTCTTCGCCTAAACAAATTGGCGCAGTGACAACTTGGAATAAGATTGCGGCGGGTAACTTCTTTTTTATTGCCCAAGGATAAAAGATGGCAACCACAATCATTTCCGGCGTTCAATACTCAGGTATCTGGAACATCAGCAGTCAAGCCAATGCTAAGGGGGCGGGGACTTGGCCTAGCCAGCCAGTTCCAAGTTTGTTTACATGGGGGACAAATGGTGACGGTCAACTAGGATTAGGAAACGCTACAAACTATTCCAGCCCCAAACAAGTCGGTGCTTTAACAAACTGGTCAAGAGTTTATAGTGGTGGTTCAAATGTGTTTGCTATAACTACAACCAATCAATTGCTTGCTTTTGGCGCAAATTATGCTGGAGCACTTGGGGATGGAACAACAACAGGCCGTTCATCGCCAGTACAAATTGGCACATTAACTACTTGGTATGCTGTATCAAGTAAGTTGTACTCCACTGCCGCCACTAAAACTGACGGAACATTATGGGCTTGGGGTAGAAATAGTAATTTTGGACAGTTGGGTCTTGGCAACCTAACTAATTATTCATCGCCGAAACAAATTGGAGCATTAACTACTTGGCTATTAGTTTCTGCGGGAAGTTATGCCAAATACGCAGTAAAAACTGATGGGACTATCTGGTCTTGGGGAAAAAATAATGTTGGGCAATTAGGGTTGGGTAATCTAACTTATTACTCATCGCCAAAACAAATTGGTGCTTTAACCAATTGGGCAACAGTGTCTAGTGGTCTTGACTTTGCTATTGCAGTTAAAACTGATGGGACGTTGTGGTCTTGGGGGAGCGGAACCAATGGAAAACTTGGACTTGGCAACACTACAACTTATTCAAGCCCAGTACAAGTTGGCGCTTTAACCGCTTGGTTATATGTTTCATGTGGCTATCAATTCACTGTATCCGTTAAAACCGATGGCACTCTTTGGTCTTGGGGTTTAAACACTAACGGACAGTTGGGACTTGGTAACACAACAGCATATTCAAGCCCTAAACAAATTGGAGCGTTGACTACGTGGTCTATAGGCTCTGCATATAATACATATGTTTTAGCGTTAAAAACAAATAGTACGGCTTGGTCTTGGGGTAATAATGGTAGTGGGCAGTTAGGGCTTGGGAACAGGACTTATTATTCCAGCCCTAAACAAATTGGCGCATTGGCTAGTTGGGTATCTATTGCCGCTGGCACAAGCAACTCAGTAGGCGTTGCTAACGTGTAGACCAGAGCTAAAATTAACATTTTTCACAAGGAGTCTTAAATGACACATTATGTACAAGTCCTCAATGGTGAGGTAAAACAAGTGATATGATGTGTGCATGGACGCACACTTCTGTTACTACATTTACGCTTATCTGCGGGATGACTGGACTCCTTATTACATAGGTAAAGGGAAAGGCAGGCGCTTACGAGCACCGCACAAAAAAAACATTGCTGTTCCTAAAGATCGTACAAGAATTGTGTTGATGGAATCTAATTTGTCGGAAGTCGGTGCATTGGCACTTGAGCGTAGGTACATTGATTGGTATGGCAGAAAAGATATTGGTACAGGGATATTAAGAAATTTGACTGATGGTGGAGAAGGTCAGTCTGGGCGGGTTTTATCTGAAGACCACAAGGCAAAGATAAAAGCGGCAATGATTAAAAATGCTTTTTGGATTGGCAAGGTAGTTCCAGATGATGTGCGGCAAAAGATGTCTGCTGGCAGAATGGGAATGAAACTATCCGAAGAGCATAAAAACAACATTCGTCAGTCTTTGCTTGGTAAAATTAAATCTGAAGAAACAAAATTGAAGTTGAGCCAAGCAAAAAAAGGAAAGCCAAGCAACCGTAAGGGTGTTAAAGTTTCCGATGAAACAAGACAGCGGATGATTGAGGCTCGGAACAAAAGAGTTTTAAACACTGTAAATTTTTAAGGAGTTATCTATGACACACTATGTCCAAGTATTGAACGGCGAAGTTAAATCCGTATGGGACACACCTCCATCTGAAGGTGTTGGTAACAACGGCTGGCGTAACGCTGTCGAAGTTCGTCCTGCCATTCAAGCTGGTCGCCAAGGCTACACAGCCCACCGCTTTGACCTGAACGCTGACCCTGTTCAGATCATCTGGGACACCTACGAAATCTCCGTAGATGACCGCAAAGGTGGCATGAAGTCTAACGCTGGCTTTGAGTTCCAACAGGTTGTGAACCAACAGGCTCGTAACCCTGCGACTTATGATGCCGCCGCAATTGAGACTGCTCGTCAGGCTATGGTTGCCAAGCAAGCCGCTATTGATGCCTGCACTACGCACGACCAGCTAGACGCAATCTAAGGTTGTTGCTTTGATAGCACAGCCGACACTTTTTTTGCGAACAGTGTGTTAACAGGTAGCTTCATGCTTGTATCATCTAGTGCATAACTAGGAGAGAGCATGAAGATTAATCTAGGCAGTGGCTACAAGCGTATCGACGGGTTTCTCAATATTGACGATGACCCGTTGGTAGAACCAGACTTCCTCTGTAACATTGAAAATGACAGGTTGCCTCTAGAGGACAACTCTGTAGAGGAAATCAGGGCGCATCACATTCTTGAGCACATCGGGGAGGGATTTATCCCCCTGATGAAAGAGCTATACCGTGTGTGTAAACACGGTGCTCTGCTGGACATCGTGGTTCCGCACCACTTCCATGACAACTTCTACGGTGATCCTACCCATAAACGGCCTATCACGGTCAGTGGGATGTACATGTTCTCCCGTAAGCACTGCGAGGAGCACCGTGATACCTACGGCTCAAGCTCTGGCATGGCGCTTAAATTTGGGATTGATTTTGACGTAGAGTCCTTTGACTTTGAGTACGACCCCTTCTATCACGGCCTGCTAGACATGATGAAGCAGAAGACCGAGAGCGGCACATTGACGCATGACGAGAACCAGATGTTCAGGCGTTTAATGAGGGAAGCGAACAACGTGGCGCTTCATACTTTAATCAAAATGAAAGCGGTGAAAGAATGAAACGAATTTTAGTAATGGGTCTGCCCGGTGCAGGTAAGACCACCCTAGCCCAACACATCCTTGACCATTTGCAGAACGAGCGCAAGACGGTTATGTGGCTCAATGCTGATGATGTGCGTAAGAAGTACAACGACTGGGACTTTTCCCACGAAGGCCGTATTCGCCAAAGCCTACGGATGCGTGAGCTTGCTGAC